TGATAATTGCGACGCTGCGGCTTTTTCTTTGAGCGGCTAAAAAAATCCATTAAGCCCATCAGCTAAACCTCACTTTAATAGTGTTTGGGCTTGGCTTGCCCTTTTTCACAGCTTCTTCAGATTGCTCTCGCTTAAATATGCCCATATATCGGTCTCTAGCTTCTTCAAGCTCAGCAAACGTCATTTTTGTTAAAGATCTTCCAGCTATGGAATAACTTCCAACGTCACTATCAGCCTTACCTTTTAATATGGTTTCAATTTTATCAACCATAGTCTGAGCAAATGAACGTGGATCAACTCCATTAACGTCCATGTCAACGTTAATATCCCAATGCCCTGTTTCAACAACAATGCGCTCGTTATCGCTATTTCTAACAATTTCAAGTTGCCACTTATGATGACCAGCACTAAAATCGTCAGATGCAGAACCTAATATCGTAAATAGGAAATCATCACCACTTGCTGTACCTGTTACACTAAACTCATGAGATCCACCACCAGCGTCCCGTGAGACATAAGTTGCTGTATATGCACTATTAGGATAGTCATCACTTAGATCCGTCCGCTTCCATTGAACGAAATCACCAACAACAAAATTACTTGGCTCACTTGTTGGAGCATTTGCTGCGTCAAATAAATTTGCCATCTGTCACCTATAACCGTGGACGAACGAATTGCGGCGCGGCAATGCTGGACGCCTATATTGCTGAGGTTTTTCGGATTGTACCTTGTTTTGCTGCCGCTTTTCAACCGCCTCTATATTTATTCCCATAACCTGTAATGCGGCCATAGCATAGACCCTACAATCAAGTGCCTCATTGCGCTGCCGTGTCTTCACCCATTCGCGTCTAGCACGGCCTTTGAAATAACGTATTACCTTCTTTTCAGCTGTAAGCATACGAAAATACTCTTCACCCCGATCTAGCGGGAAGTGACAGTAACCTGGACCCGTTTGAGTTATTTTTAATCTAGCAAATAAAAGCTCTTTTGCTGTATCTGTGCCAACAGGGAAAAGATTTATTTTACCTATATTGTTTTTGCTTGGTCGCCCAATAATAGGCTTACCCTCTCCACCCATGCCCTTGATCGCATATATGCGCTTACCACTTCTATGCTTCACATAATTATAAACCTGCTGCGTATAATGGCCACCACTATCTATGCAAGTTGATCTAATAATCATATCGCCATGTTTTGGATGTTCAAATGTTTGAGATAATACAAAGTCTAAGTCTTGCCAGATCTCACTACCCGAAGGATCGCCATATATTTCTTCATAATATAGCGACCAACTTTCTTCTCCTGATCCATATGCAACAATCTCACACGCCAAACGATCATCTTGGACGTCCACACCAGCCACCAAAACCACAGCCTTCTCAGGTAGCATGTGCCCATAATCTTCTTTTCTATCAAAAAGGTCATATTCATCAATTCTTTCGCCATCTTCTTCATATGTTTCACCTAGTGTGGTGTTGATCCATGCTTTTAATCGCATTGGATCCTTTTTAGCAGATAAGAACTCCCTTACTACATCAGCCAATGCAGTCCAGGGCGAATAAAGTGCAGATAAGTGAAAACCCGCAGTTTTACCATCTCCCGCAGCAGTAGCTTCCCATTTGCCATATCTTATTGCCTGAAACCTCTTTGCATCTCCCCAACAGCTACCACAATGCTCGCAAATATATTCAACAGTATTTGGATCATTATCCTTCCACCTTACATTTGCCCATTGTAACACTTGACTTTCATCGCAATCAGGACATGGAACAAAGTATTTTCGCTGATCGCTTTCTGCATATGCAGCCTCAATACGCGAAGAACCTTTATCTGTTGGAGTGCTTACCAAAATAAGCTTTCTATTCCAAAATGTGGCAGAACGCTTTTTCGCCAATGCTACAGGATCACCTTCAGTTCCTGCTGATATAGGGTAACGATCTACCTCATCGCAGAGAATAACTCTACAAGGCCTCGACGCTAGTGAAGATGGTGAATTTGCACCGCATGCTGTAACGTGACCACCAGGAAAAACTTTATGAAGGGTTGTGTTACCACTATCGCGAGAACGAGGATTTTTAATCTTCTCACTTAAAGCTGGCGTGTCCCTGATAGCAGGAGCTAACCTATCCTTCGACCAAGTCTGTGCCATCTCTAATGTGGGCTGCACCACAAGCAGGGGAGCTGGGTCTTGCGCAATATGAAAGCCAACAACATTATTCACAAGCTCAGTTTTACCGATTTGAGCTGCAGTCATTAAGACAACAGTTTCAATAGATTTATCCGAAACAGCATCCATCATGCCACGTTGATATTCTGCCCTGGATGTTGACCATCTGCCAGCTTCTGCAGAACTTTCACTAGATAACTGACGATATTGGTCAGCCCACTCGCTAATAGTTAGCTTTGGTGGAGGCTTCATAGTCTCACGTAAAGCTTTTTCTAATGCGTTACGCAGCTTCTTCTTCTGAGCCCTTAGCTCTGTAGCCGATAAGTTCATCTGTTGCTTCTTTTATTGCTGCTTCTATTATTTCCTGGACTTCACTTACACTGGCAGCCGCATGAGCTTCTGCAGCTACTTTACTTGGTGCAGCCCAAAGTTTTGTCTTGCACTTTCTAAGCTGCTCAGAAAACTGCTCAACTATTTCGCTTATGTAAACAAGATCACCGCGCTCAATAGCGTTTTCCATTTCCTTTGCATCAGCCTGCTCTTTTGCTAGACGAGCTCGTTCTTTCGCAAGGTCAAGATTGTTTTGCGTGCCTGCTGCATTCCGCATATGGATAATATATTCTTTGCGAACTGCTTTTAAATCATACTGGCCACGCTCCTGTTTTGTAATGACACCTTCCTTAATTAACTTCTGCACATTAGGAGGTGACATTTCTAAGTGTAATGCAACATCTTGAATACCGCTCATGAAGACTAACCTTTATATGAATTCTATTCCTAAAGAAAAATTGCGGCACGAATTACCCACATGGGGCATGTGCCAGAAGGAACCATTACCTTATTTTTGCTGTTGCAAGCGCCCTCTTCATAGCTGACTGTAGCCGTTTAGGATATATTGTACGACCATACAGCGACATGCGGTCATCAAACCTAAGCCTTGGCCTGTATGTAATGTTGCGATCAATAAAGTTAAACATCTTCTGAATACTTCTTGATCCCTCTTTTCTTTTGTATATACCAGCCTTGCGACCAAAAGATTTAGGCGCAAAGTATACGTCTTTGCCACGCTTAGGTCTTCCGCGTTTAGGGCTATTAGCTGCAGGATCTTGCTGCACTTGCATAGCTGCCATTATCTTATTACGCTCACCAGGTGAAATAACTCCTGACTTAATGCGTGGAAAATTACTGGTTGGGGTCATATGCTTAAACACGCCAGCATATGGCAGTCTGTATTGAAATGCTTTTTCTATGCCCGTCTGAGGTCTAGCTCCACCATCCTCTTGCACCTCAAGATAATGTTTACCTCGTTGCATATCCTTTCTGCGAAGCATTACTGATGTATCACCTTTGCGTGCAGGTTTGTAGAAGAATGCGTTACGAGTAAATGCTACAGGTCTATTAAATATCTTATTCATATCCTGCTTGTTCTTTGCAATCATGGTTTTAGCAGTATTGTTAAGCGCCAATGAAATTGCAAATGGCATTTGCTTCGCCACCATGTTGGACATCTTAGCATTCACAATTGAAGCATTCGACTTGAATTTAAAATCCATCACCATTGTAAAGCCTCCACTTTATAAATTAACACGATGCATAAAAGAAAAAACCCCCACCTTTAAAAGGCAGGGGTAAGGTGGGCGATCTCGGGAGGATCACTCTGGGAGGAGGTATATGGAGCAGCATGTACCTCACACATTATTACAGCATCATATCCTATATGTAAAGAGTAATTACTCAATATATCTTTCCCTGCTGCAGCTCATACTTTCTCACCAAGATTAAACGCTTTTCTTCTTCAGTCCATTTAGGCAGATCAACCTTCAAAACAGATCTGCGATTAGCAAAGCCTTCAAGCTCATCAAGTGATAAGATAGTCTCTAACTTCTCTTGTAAAGTCACGGACATTTCCCCTGCTTGGACATTTGGACAACCCTAAGGGTTTGTCCTGTCTGTCCAAAGTATGCTAATTCAGGACAAGTCTTGTCCAAAATGTGTCCTAGCTTGTCCAAGCTTTTGCTAACGTATTCTTTTCAATAATAAAATCTTGGACATCGATCATTGCCTTTATGTCCCGATCAACTGTTCTAGCTGACTTACCCGACTCAATTGCAACATTTGCTTTTAGCTTGCTTCTGGACACATATTCGTCACCCTCTTGCTCTACTAGTTTCTCATATTCTTGCTTAATAATGTCTTGCATATTGCCTTGTTTAGACTTCGGCATATCTACTTTTTCAAGCACAATAGAACTAAGCTCATCCATATCTTTTGTCATCAATGGCACATGCACTTTCAGGAATGCAATAGGATCTGGTTCTTGTGCATCTTTCATTTTAGTGAATGTGACGGTGGTTGTCGTCTCATTAAAGCGCTCAATTTTAAATTCACAATCTAATGCACCAAGTAATGCTGAAGATCCTCTAGCGCGATCCTTTGTTGCTACGCCTGTATGATGAGCAAGCAACACTGTGCAGCCATGTTCATCTTTAATCTTATCAATCTGCTTAATAAACTCACCCATATCTTTAGTGCTATTTTCGTCACCACCCATTGATCTCGCAACAGTATCAATGCAAACAATACTTGGCTTACCATATTGCGCGCTTAGCTCTTTTATTGTTTGGTGCATAAGTTCCACAGATGCAGCTTCATTCATAACTATAGCTTTGTTAGATTTAAAAAACGGCACTTGCTTTAAATCTATGCTATGGCTGTTAGCCCAAGCCATGCACCTTCTAGCAAATCCATTGTGCCCTTCACCTGCTATGTAGAAGCAAGTTCCCTGTTCAACAGGATGCCCATGATAATCAACTCCTGATGCGACTGATAGAACCATGTCTAATAATACAAATGTTTTACCGGCTGCAGGTGCGCCAAAGCCAGCAGCAAGTGCATGCTTTTCTAATATATCCTCAATATGCCATTCTGGCTTTTTAAGCTCTAAATCACCAACATGACTAAATAGTGATTTTGGCTTAACAACATTATTGAGCCCTGATTTCACTGCATCTATGCCATCTTCAAGATGCACGTCATTCCAGTCACGCTTTTCATACCCCTGAGGTATTGCATATTTAACACCTGAACTAACAGCAGCACTTAATCCAGGACCATCATTATCTGCAGCAACTATAAGTTCTATTTGTGGTGCAGCTGATTTAATTGCCTTAACAACATGAGGCAGATTAGACGAGTTTAATGCAAATACAGTTGGCCTGCCTGTAGCTTGAGACACAGATGCGGCAGTTGCCCAACCTTCAGCAACATAGCATAATCCTTTAAGTGGCCCTTTTATAACACTAAAGGCTGCTTCAAGCTGCATACCTTCATTAAACTTCTTAAAGCCATTAGGTGCTATTGTTTGAGTTCCGACATTATCTCCATTAGCATTAGTGATGCGTATAACAATATTCTTGCCATCAATTACAGCGCCATTTAAAGCTACGCCTTTCCTATCATGGTAAAGTCTTTCTTCTTTGCTGCTGAAGGGATTTACCTGATCCACGTAATGGCGCTCCTCTTTCTTATTATTAGGCCAAAGACCTTTTGCTTTAAGCTCTTCTTGAATATCTTGAAAGCTACAACCATGACGACAGTGAACCTTTACTTCACCAAGATGTTCATTAATCCAAAATCTGTCATTGCCGCCACAAACAGGGCATGGCCCTTTCCACTCCTTGCTGTGCTTCTTCATATTAAATGCATCAATGATAGCCGACGACCACTCATGCCAATGCACCTTTTCAAATGCTTTGCTCTGCTCCATTATATTTCCCTAATTTAATAATTTCCCGATAGTGTAATGGCTCCGCTATATATCACGGAGCCACTTGTTTTTTAAAACGGTATTTCGTCATCAAAATCAGCAGCTTTAGTATTTTGCTCTTGTGCTGCCTGAGTTGATGCGTTGCCAAAAGGATGCTCTACCTGTGACGATGATGCTGTATCAATACCGCTATAACCTGGCACAGCAGAAAATGGATTAGCATCTTCAACTTCCTCTAGCCTTAATACTTGAACTGCCCTAAGCCTTAAAGATACACCTGCTTCGCGCATATTATATGGCACGCATGTAACTGCTATATTTACCATGCTTCCAGTAGTGAGCATGAAGTCATCAGGTAAAAGTTTGCCCTGAGCATCCCATTGATTTGGTTTTTTAGTCAGCTCACCGTTATAATTACCCTTAAGCTTTGCCTTGCCTGTAAAGAAACCATCACCATCGTCTTTAAATGGATTTATTGGTGCTGCTGGCCATGAGGGATCTGCCTTTGCCTTATATGCTTCGCACATTTTTTTCCACAGCTCATGAGCTTGATCTTTGCTCAAACGAAATGAAATATCATAAGTGGCCAATGGATCCAGAGGATCACATGGCATAGATTTGCGCTCATTAGCGTCAAACTTATATGTGCGATTAATGCGAGGCCAACGTGCCTCAACGTTTTCGATGTTATGCTGCATGTATATTACTCCTTATCATCATGCTTCATCCACTCTGGTAAGTGGATTATGTTTATTTCCGGCCAATCAGTTGAATAAACTCCTTCCTTCTCTGCCTTGGCGATGCGCCTTAAAATGTTCATCATTTTATCATGCGCAAATTGTAAAACTTCCTCATCAACCATATGAAGACATGTTGCATATGGCGAAACCTTTTCAGTAGCTGCAAAGCAAAAATAAGCTACAGGCAGGCCAGCGAGCTGACAGCAATGCCTATAAAATGCAGCCTGAATATCGTATTTATATTTCCACAGTTGCGCCGGAAAATCACGATCACCTGGACCCGCATCAACGGTGCTTTTTAAGTCCAAGCAAACTTTTTTACTCTTTACATAGCAATCAGGTCTAGTTTTTAGTTGCAGCCCTGTCTCAGGGTCTTGCACAAAAATGCTCGCTTCAATCAAGGCATCATTTGCATAAATTAAATCAAACAGCTTTGGATTATTTAGCGCAGCTTCAGACATTGCTTTGGCTTTATAATAATCAACAGATGTCAGGAGTAATTTGCCAGCAGCATCAGCTTCTTCTTTAGCTTCTTTCCATCTTTTGCCGAGCCTGTTTTCAGGTCCACATATAATGCTTTTTTTATGCGGTTCTAGGCAAAGCTCATGGAATGCAGTTCCTATATCAAATGCAGTTGTTTCTTTACGCTCTGCACCCTTCCAATGTGCAAGTGATTTAGCTGCAGCCTTCACATCAGAAGAGCTAATTGCAGGTCTATCCCTATATTCCTTATTTGTGATGTCTAGTTCAATCATGAGTTCATTATCTCCCTGCATATGTAACAAAATCCTTCTAGTGATAGATCAACAAGAAAATGACCATCATCTTCTGATCCATATACTTTAGCTATTGCTTCAAAGCTCACAACTGCCCTTGGTTTATAATTGTTGTATTTATAAATAACGCAAGGCAATTTATTTGTTAGAAGCGCAGCTTTTTCTGATTGCTTCCACCACTCATCTCTGCAACCACGACCAGAAGCATATGCTTTTGCCTCTATAGAAAACGGAAAATCCGTATTATCTGCTATTAAGTCGCCTTCGGCAGCGGTACGATATTGCTCCAAATTACGGGAAAACTTGCATCCAAGCTCTAACTCTAAGATCTTAGCAAGCTTCCGCTCCCAATCCGCTCCTTTTGCACGACTATTAACCATATTATTCTTCCAAAACCTGTTTCAATGTTTCCTCCATATCCAGAAAGCTCGTCATAGCAATCATAGTGCTCATGCGAAAATCCTTTTTAGTGCCTCTAGCTAAGGCATAAATTGTAGGATATGATATGCCGGTCTCCCTGGAAACTTCCTTCAAGTTCCTGTTGTATAACCTTAGTTTTATCTCATCAAGCGCGTACAATTCAATTTTCATCACATCTCCAATACTTCAACACCTAGTTTCTGAAGCAGCTCAAGACCATATGGGTCTCTATATTGCACCTTATAGAAAACCCTTTTAATGCCAGCAGCTGCTATCATTTTTGCACAACTGGGGCATGGCGATAATGAGCTATACAAATCGCATCCTTCTGTTGCTAATCCATATTTTGCACAGAATATTATTGCATTTTCTTCTGCGTGCAATACTTCTGATATTGTATTGCCATCGCAATCTTCACAGCAATTATCATATCCTGGTGGAGTTCCATTATACCCTGTAGCGATCACTCTGCCATTTTTAGCTATAATTGCTCCAACCTTACTACGCTTGCAATATGACATATCAGCCCAAAGTTGCGCTGTTTTCATCAACGTAAAATCTTGACGCTTTCTCATGATGCATCACCTAATAAATGAAAGTGACGAGGATATACGTGAAGTGAGCATGCATTCCAATAAATATCAGTTTGCTCTAGCTCATAGAATTTACGCAATACTTGCATACAACGGCTATAAACAGATTTATGCCAAGCAAGATCATTATTGAAACCATATACAACGTCATTAGATCTCATATTCACATGATATTCTAGCTTGCCCTTACGAATTAATAGTTGCACTGTATTTGTGCACATAAAATCACTCATGCCATCTTTTCTTGCATCTTCGTGCATTGTTGGCCTTGTATAAATCATCAAAGCCTGTCTGCTAAACTGATCCTTTACAAGCTGCACTATAGCTTTTGCAAATTGATGATTATTTTCTTCGCTATAAATGCACCAACCATAATTGCTATTAATAAAACCCTTCTTGCTAGCTACCTGCTTCCATATTGCAGGGATATTAGGCTCCAGGCCTGATATGCTTAGATCCTGTGATTTATACCAAGCCAATTCACGATCAATATATTCAAGATTAGGAGTGCCAAATATTGCATCTTCATCTGCAATGAATGATGCTCCTGTAATCTCTATGGTGCCATTTTCGCAAAACTGCTTGTCATGATACAGGCGGACAAAAGCCTTTCTAATGTCCGCCACGTTGTTTTTGCAAAGATTACTCATCTTCACGGCTTTCAATATATTGCTCCAGCAAAGTTGCATAACCAGCAATATCATGCGCATTATCTGCATAATAAGGATCGCCGATGCACATACGCGATATTTTGTGGAATATCATATGCAAGCATTCTTTATGAACATCGCTCAGCTTACCTTTAAAGGTATTAGATGTTACAACATCCATCAAAGCTTGCGTCATGATCGAGTTATCTTCGATGCTGCCGTATTTATTTCCACGTTGTTCAACCGTGCTTTGAATATTACTTTTCATCTTCTGCACGTCTCAATTCTGATAATGCAAAAGCAATAGCAATGGTTGCGCGCTCACACTGTTCTCGTGTAAGTTTTTCGCCCTTAGTTCTGCCTATGTCACGAAATACCGACTTAGGTGACGTGTTGCTTGTATCTTTGCGGCCAAGCATGAAATCCAGGGTTTCTTGTATTCTCATTGTATCCACTCCACTAAGTCTGATAAATCTGCGGGTTTAAAGTCATCACCTTTAACAAGATCTATCTTAAAAGATCCTCTCTTATTATTGGCGCCTAGGGTTTTCGTCATATTAGAATGCATGACACGTTTGAATGCATCTTCATATATTTCCGAAAAGCCCATACGTTCTGCAGTGCCTAACGCAAAGACGACTAGATCAACAAGTGCATCAAGTTCATCTTCTCTTGTTTGCGCTGATGTAAATTCGCTAAGCTCTTCTAGCATAGCTGCTATACGAAATCTTCGCTCTGCATCACTAAATTCTGGCAAGTCAGTATGCGATATGCCAAACTGCTCATGCATTTTCCGTAATAGGTAAATCATACTTTACGCTCCTATTATATTGTTATGCAGGTTTTTTAGGTTCTGCTTTGATTTTGATGAGAATAAATAAAGAGGATTACCTCCTGCTGGTCCATATTCTTGCAGCAAAGTGCAGCAGCAATTATACTTATCAGCAAATTTGATCACATCTGATCTCGACACTTCATGACTGATGTCAAGTTCCTTATGGTACATGAGTTGCTCCTTTTGTAACCATACTTGACGATTACCAAATAAAATATGAAGTGCAAATGCTTTTTTTGTTTGCAATGCTTTTATATTTACGGTATAAAGTATGTATAAAGAGGAGATAAACAAATGAACGATTCAGAAACACTTTTCGAGTCTTGGGTGGAATTTCTTAATAATCAAGGTCTTGATATTAATTTGTATCCAGAAGAAGCAATGGAAATTGATCTTACAGATGAGCAACGTCAATCTGTACAATCTTTTGTGCAACAGTGGGATGAAGTATAATGTCTGACTATTTATGGCCAGTATCTGTTGACATGCTTGAAATCACAGATGAATTTAGAATTAACAAAGCTAATTATGTCGTTTGCACAGAACCTAAAGTCGGCAGAGATGTCACTAAATTTTCTGCGGCTAGACAAGTTGAGCCAAATGAATATGCTCCAACTGGTTGGGTCATTGAAGATGTAAAATTTAGCAATAGTACTCTAGTTAAATGGAAAAAAATATGAAACAAGTGCAAAAATTGCGTGATTTAATTCGCGACTTTGAGGAAAATTTAGGCATTGTAGGCGATATTATAGGAGCTCTGTCATTATTTGGCATCTTCTTCCTTTGCTTATTTTTTGTCGGAGTATTTCAATGACTGAAGAACAATATGCTATTGCCTGGATGCAATTAGCAAAGGAAGAACGCAAAAGAGCCATGCAAAGAGATGGTAAATTGCAGTTCTTGAAGCAAAATATGTCAATGGATTATCTTGCAGGCGGCCGTGATATGAAGCCTGAAACTAGGCAAATAATTGAAATGGCAAAACAGGGAAAGGAACGCGAAACTATATTTAAAACAATGGCCTTCAAAGGCATGACTAAAAATTCTGTGCAAAGAGTATTGTCTAGGCACAAAGAGAAATGGTTTCGTGAGGCCAGCCGAAGCTGACCCCATGAATATAAATCATATAAAAAAGGAAATCGAAATGGATAAAACAACTTCAACTGAATTTGTTATCACTCACATTACTGAAAGCGGAACTGCTTTTGGTGTGAGAACTGATAATGGTGAGAGCATACATATATCACCAAGATTATTAGAGCAAGCGAATGCTGACATAGATCACTTATGTGATGGCATTGTTGTGCCAAATACTGTTGAGCTTCAACGAGAGCGAACGCCATGGGTAGCAGTTTATGTGCGAAAAACTTCTCATGCAATAAATATTTTAGAGCCGCATGCATTAAAACAGGCTCACCAATTAAAAAACACAAGCAATAATGAACGAACATGGCAGGATATTAGCGATGAAGTTCTTGCATTTTTGCAAAGTGCAGAAATAACATATTGTGAGACTGGAGATATTAGCGAGGCAGTTAATATGGAAAGCCGCAAATTAAGTAATCTGCTAGAGCATATGCATAGTCAGGGTAAAATTTGCAAAGCAGAAGTGCGACAAAAAGCAGATCAGGACCGAGTATCTATGGCGCTATGGTCTATTGATATAGGCGTGTACCAATGAGCAATTGTAAGTCATGTGATGGAACAGGCCTCGTTGAGCGCACTAGTTTTAATCAATCTAGTGAAAATACGTCTTGGACATCCTGGACGGAACCATGTGAATATTGCTCAGATGAGGATGATTATGATTGGCGCGTGGAGGAAGACCGATGACAAAAACAACATGGATTGCACTGATGGTGTTTTCATCACCATATGAATGCGCAGACTTTATTGAAAAGTACAAAGCAAATCTATATGGCCCAGTGCAGTGCGTAATTGAATATGAAGAAACAAACACCGTGCGCCCTAAGCGCAAGCCAATACAGGAGGATAACAATGGCTAAATGGGATTTATCTAAGATAAAAAACTGCTCAACAGTTGGTTCTGATATTGATGAAGATGATACAACGCCAGATCAGCCTACACCGCTGATGATTGTAAGATCTATAAATCGCAAGGCTGACATAATAAGGATGGATGCCGCGCGTAAACCAGAGCGTAATACCATGAAGCAACGCGCTGAAGAAATCATGTCATTATGTAAGATGTTGGAAAGAAGGATGCACAATGGATGAGCAAATTAGTGCACTTGATCGCATGAAAGAAATGGCCGCAATAGAAAATGCACGCATGCACCGCCGTATGATTGGGCGCGATGATATGCATGCTTACATGCATAAACCTTGGCCGATGGAGCATCTTAGGAAGGCAATACAAGCATGCCTTGAGAAACATGGTGAATTATCTATTGGTGACTTATCAAGCATGATTAAGCAAGATGTTTGTCATATAGATGTTGGCGTGAAGTCGATGAAAGAGCGTAAAACTATTATACGCACTGGCAAGATTGAAGGTCAATCTTTGTATCGCTTAAGGCTTAAAGGCGAATTTATTTAAAATACAAATATTATAAAAATACCGCCTACCAGGTTATTGGTTTTGCGGTATTTAACATTGTGGCCAACAGCAATGACATCGGACGTGCAGGCGAGTTTCTCGTGGCAGCCGAATTGGAACAGCGTGGAATACGCTGCCATAGGGTAGATTTAAAAGGTGACGACCTTTGGGTTAAGTCTGCCCTAGGTAAATTATTGACACTGCAAGTTAAAACCACAATAAAACCTAGTCAAGATCGTGGACGCCCATTGTGCTATGCATTTACACGGGTAAGCGGTAATGCACAGATATTTGCATATGTAGCTCTAGACTTGCGTCTGTTTATTTTACGCAACCCACCAACAGGGAAAACTGTGCGGATAAAGCCTTTTAGATTTACTCAAGATGCGATGGAAAGCAGTATCAATAGGATGATTTGCTAAACCATTAGTTCAAAGTGAGGGCCATCGATAAATGGCCTTCTGCCCTGACTTCTTCGCAAGTCTACGTATTCAGTCATAGCATCCTCCATAGATCGACCTTGGCTCTTCCATGTGCCAATACAATCTATATGCCATGCCGCACCCCAACGAACTTTTATGCCAAGTGAATTAGCCGCTTCCGCCATTGCGTCAGCCAGATCATCATAAAGATTTAACTCCCATGATCCTCTGCCTGAGATATAAGCCATTATATCGACTGCAAGGCCATCCAGGTGTTTGCTCTTCATAGTTTGACTAGCACCTTTTGCAACTAATGCTTTTTGCATTTCTACAGTGCGCATACCCTGGACGACACCAAAGTCAGTTTTAGTTAAATTAATAGCCATCTTAACGACAGCAACCATTCGCGTATCAACGCCTTCCAACCGATCAAGGCTTCGCTGAGATAGTTTAAACGTCATTTGCTTCCCCTAAAGAACTTTGTTGCAGATCTTACACCAAAGCTTGCTGCAACTATAACACCTAAAGTATATTGATACCAATCAGGCATTGCCTCCAAAGCAGTAAACCCTTCCTGGACAGATTTTCTACCCCACTCACCACAAAATGAAAGCACAAGCGGCACAGAAAACAAAGCCACAAGCCATTCATCCTTGAAGCTGCTTTGCGAGCCTTCAGCCATGATGCGTTCCCAATCGGCAACGCTGGTCTTTTCAGAGAGCATGATTTTAGCTTTGGCCTCTGCCTCAGTTAGCTTTAGCTTAGCTTCTGCTGCATTCTTATCAGCCTTGCCTTGCAGCCATGATCCAGCAAGGTTTGCTATTGGCGCTATAAACTGCATCATTTCTCAGACCCCAGCCATACTGCAAATGCGCCAGTCATAGCGCCACTAACAACACTGATAAGCGCACTCTGCTGCGTACTAAGATCAGGCTGTTGAAGCGCCCACTCGATGCAGCGTATATACATTATTGTCATTACCAGCATCATAAGACGCGGCATAAGCTTGTACTTCAGGATCTTCTCAAATGTATTAGCCATGTTAAACCTCTATGTTGATGTTAGTGCCTTGCGGCCTGTCAGCAGTGGTCTTAGTCCCAAACCTATCATAAGCCTTGCCTAAGTCCAACTTCTGCTCTCTGAGCGCCTCCAGATGCGTGTGGTTGGCCCTATGCTCCTTTGTTACCCTCTGCTCTGCCAGATGCGCTTCTATGCGCTCACGCGACTGCGTTTGCTGGTGTATGTCTGACTGCACGTTAAACGGTGCGCTGCCTATGCCTGATACACCGTCAGCCATTTACCACCACCCTGCGCCCAAACCAGTCAACCATGTGCCGCCTCCTATAATAGCTGCCAGCATCACAAGCAGTAATATGAGCAGCAGCGTTTCAAAGAATGCCGCTTTGCGCTCCTGCTGGCGGTACAGCGTCTCTTCACGTTCTTTCTTGATCTTGCGGCGTAGCTCCACCATTTCACGCCAAGTGCCATAGCCAAATCTATTATTCAGCAGTTGCTGTAAGTCTTTTTCCTGCTCTGCCAGCTTCTTTTGGTGAATGATGATTTGAAGCGCCTCTTGCTCCACAGACCCAGATGAAAATAGCTTAGTGAAGATTGGCGGGTTTTTACGCTGCTGCTCTGCGCGGCCAAGATCCGCTGCTGCGCCATACCATTTGCCTAGCTGACCAGCTACGTCCTCTAGCTCACGCCCAGCGTAAACTAGCTTTTTCACCATATTATAGGCTTGTGTGGCCCCAGCAATGGCTGTGATTGGATCTATCATCAGGCACCTTTGCCCACCTTTGCGGCTGGTGGGCATTTAAAGTTATACGGTATTCTTATAACATATGGGTAGTGATAATAAAATCCGGTTGGGCATCTGTATATACAAGCGTTATACAGCACATGACCTTCTACTATAACGCCAACCGCTATACCGGCCAGCGCACAGATCATCTTTCCATCAGCCTATCTATTTTTTCTTCTATGCGATCAAATCGCGCCACAATCTGCGTCATTACAGCGGAGCTATCAGTTTTTGTGACATATTCCCGCGCCATTTCCTCGCGGGTTTTGTTTAGCAATATGCTAATGCGCTGAACTTCAGCGTATGCACTGCGAAGCAGCCATCCCATTAAGCCTAAACCAGCAGTTAGGGCAATGCTCCACAGTGCATCCATTTCCATTAGCTTATGCTCTCCAAATGCGCTTTTAGATCCGCGAAGAAAGCGTCACGCCCTCTTTGTATCTCTATAACGTTTAGTTTAGCAGCATTTAGCTTACCATCCAATCGACTAATGTGATTTATGCAAGCCTTTGCTTCATCAGATAACTGGTCTTCAGTGTATTCTACTTCATCAATCGTAATGACCTTTTTGTCTTCAGTCATAGTGATCTCCTTTCAGGTTATGCTGCCCAAGGTATACCCGAGGCAGTCGTTGGATTAGCTATCGCATCAATCTTAGAAGCAATAGCAGCTTCAGTATCCTCTTGGGATACATGACCCCAGACCCAGCCTTGAGCTTGAGCCTCAGTAATATCTGCATAAGGTGTGAAGTCGGACGCAGAAGCATCATACTCTAGGCCACAGGTGCCATATGAGCTTGCTGAGTTACCATCGTCATCAACGCCTGTGCAGCGCCAATGTGCAATGTAAACGCCACCGTCAGCGATTTCGTGTTCCAATGTTGGAATAGTCCAAGTGTAAGTAATAGCCATGTTATACCTCTTGTGCTGCTAAATGTGCGGCATAAGCATCCTTAACCGCTTGTGTGAATACGGTTGTGCAGATGGCAGATACGTCTGCATCCTCTGCTGATAGGTCAGCGTTGGGCATAACCACATGACGATGATATGATTTGCTTAACTCTGTACCATCTTCTGACACGATTGTTGCTGTGCGTACTTGAACGCAAGACCAATCGCCTTGATTCAGCACTTCAATCTTGTCGTTCTTAAGTGTTTTCTCTAGTGCCATCTTTTATCTCCTTTATGGCTTGGACTGTCCGACCCTAGATCCACTAGGGTTAATTTGTTAATCGCCATCAGTAGCCATATACCAAAATTGTATGTACACAGGTCTGGTATTTTCAAACTCTGCCGACCCTAAATAACTTGAATTTTCTTCTACTTTTTTGAAAAGTACATGTGTACTGTTTCTGCCCCCGTGTACTGTTGTTACATCATCTGTGCCTGTACCATCAAACCAAGCAGAACCATTATTAGTACTGTAACCAGAACGATTTGAAGCAAGAAATGGAAGCCCCGTCAATTTTAAGGTTCCTGTAAAACTGCTTCCAGTATTTCTGGTTGTTTCTACATTGACCCAGACCAATCTACCTATTTTGGTGTAGTTAGCCGTTGTTGATGTAGTTGCAATTACTTGATTAGCAGTGCTGTCTTTCATTACGGGAGTCCAAGTGCCTTCCTCGTAGTCCTCCAGCTTATTAGCCGACCCAGTGCCGCCAAGGTATACACCGCCAGACAGGTAGAGGTTTCTAAATGCGTTACTATCTGAACCTAAATCAACATGATTATTAGTTGCAGCACCTGTTTGGTTTGCAGGCAAAAGACCATTTGTTGTGCCACGAATACCAGAGCCGTTTGTTCTAGGATCAAGAACTATATAAGAAACAGCCCCACTTATAGACCCAATACTCCCCACCTTGTCGGTGTCTTTGTAGAAGTCAGCTAAAGTGCCGTTACTTGTTTTCCTAGTGACGACAAGAGGGCCATTGCCGTCAGCCGTTGCCCACAGACTACCGTTGGCTTTAGCTTCAACGCCAACTGTCTGGTAATTTGTACTCGTCTTACCCACCAGCAAGATACCGCTCGCATCGAGACGCATGTGTTCTGTGTAAGTTTCACTTGAAGCATCACTTAGTGCTGAAGCACTTGACTGCGAAAAGATCAGGCTTTGACCGCTGGCATATGCAATAGAACCTGCCGTGCCGCTTTTCTTAACGAAACCAAGCAGTGATGCGTAAGGAGCTATAATAGTGTTATCAACACCTGTTACAATGTTGCCAGCTACGGTTAATTTGTCACTAGGCGAACTCGTCCCAATCCCAACATTACCGCCGTTTGGATTGAGGATTAGATTTTTATAGGCACTTGTTGTATCAGCATAAATTGAAGCATAATCATTAGAGCCGCTGTTGTTAATATGCAAACGAACTGGTGTAGCCGCTGAGTTGTCAAACCTACCACTCCCATTCACGTTTAATTTAGACGCTGGCGAACTCGTGCCAATCCCCAAGCTCTCCGCACTCGCATCCCAGAAGAACTTAGGAGTGGTGCCTGTGTTCTCATAAAAGCTGATGTCGCCTGTTTGACCTACTGTAAGCGT